ATTTCGTGAATATAAATCCACCTAGATTCTTCTCCGGCTACAATGACATTAGTGCCAACGGCCGCAGCAAGAACTATTGAGGTTTTTTTTGTGTGCGCATCTTGTAACATATGTTTTTAAATTATTTTAGTTAATTTATGTTTTAATTTATGGCACTCCTTGCAAAGTGTTACTACGTTTGATTTCACAAATCGCAACTCTTTATATTCTGAAAATGATTTTATGTGGTGTACATTTATAACAACTCTATCACCTGGCTTTCTTTTTCTTCCACAATCATTACAAGTATAATTATCTCTTTTGAATATTTCTTCTCTAAAATCTTTATATTTCTGTGACCACCTTACTTTTTTATGTTCAGGGGTTATTCCACCTCTCCACCCTGGATTATTAGGTCCGGAGAAATATGGATTTTTCTTTCCTTTCCAGTAAGATATATTTCCCTTTTTAAATTCTGTACCAGGAGATATATGTTGTCCCTTTTTAATATGAGTTCTCCCCGTATTAGTCGTTCTACCTTTTAGTACCTTACTAAGGTGGAGCTTCCTCTCTTCCGATAAAGGTAAACCCTTATTCCAAGAAGAAACTCCTACCTTAGCGCATGACTTTGAGCAAAATCTCATTGTCTCCCATTTTCTCTTACTTACGTTTACTTTTTTTTCAAAAACTTTACCGCAAGTTTCGCATTGTTTAATTTTCTGCATACTTTTTTGTATTAATTAATAATACATTAAGTATAGCATATATTAAACTGTTGTCCAGTCCCTATACGGTATTTCCGTCGCCGTCACTCCACATCCAACCACGAAGGTCAGAAGCACCCATAACTGCGAGTGAGTTAAAGTTAAGTACCAAATCCTGGTTACCTAGCAAGTCAATGACTGCTGGTTCCGCACGAGTGGCTAAAGCCTCAACATATTTGAAACCGTAATCTTCGTTCATCATCTTGGAGTCAAACATACCCCATTGCAAACCATCCATAGCCAAGTTTTGGTATGGTGATAATTCAACTACTTTGAATGTATCAGTTGCTGGAGCGTTGTTGAACAAATTAGTTTGCTGTGGAGCTAAACCTTTGTCAATTGTGCCCTTAATAGTTTTGGCAAATTGAGCAGTGGTTGAACCTCTTCGGCATACTAAAGTATCTAAATCTGAAATTAATGGATTACCACGACCATCTTTCTTAACTGACTGTAGTCTACGGGCAGCTAATAGAGATGAGTAAGTGAACTGTGGTGAGCTTGTAGCACCGTCTACAATAACATTTGACCAAGCTGTTCCGCCGTCTTCACGAGGATGAGCCTGTGACCAATACTCCACAGCATCGGCACCGATAGTTGCAACAGGAGTTGAAGTTCCTACAGCGTTAATTGGTGTCCATGTGAATGAAGTAGTAAAGCCTTGTGCTAACAATGATTGAGCTAAGTAATTCTTAGCGTGCTCGATTGAATTCTTTCCTTCTAAAACTTTACCCTTAACAGAGCCTTTAATCTTAGCGGCTGCTGATTCGAATAAAAAGAAATTACTTTGGAAAGTCAAACGTACTTTTTTAGTAAAGTGCATTTGAACGTAATTTTTTGAGTAACCTTGAATTGGGGCATCAGAAGCTCCGATACCACCGTCTGGGATTATTTGGGCCATTCCAAGTCCTGTAACACCAACGTCAGTATAAGTTCGTTCACTATTGTCGACTTTATACATAAAGTCTAAATATTCACTTCGAACTGTTGGAGTGACTTTCGGAGCAATGTGTTTTAAGACATTGTTCACAATAACCGCATAATCATTTATTGTTCCTACCATATGTTTATTTTTTTAAATTGATTATAGAGTTAGAAACTTACAAATAATAAGTTTGTCGCTAGCGGCACCATAGGGTTCGACTTGTACAACGATACCGGCGGTATCAGTTGTCCCTGTGTTATTTGCCTCAGTTGCACTCGCTAAAATCATTTGCTGATTATTATGAGTGGCATCAGAATTGTTGGATGTTGCGATGATAAAGGTATCATCGGTATCCGGCTTAATATATAGAACACGAGTTAGTGCATCTGCTACTGAAATAGTTTGGTTACAGATACCCAAAAAGTCCGCAACAACGGTTCCGTTATCTGCGGCTATAGCCAAACCAGCTGTTATTTGCATTAGACTTCCTAATGTAGTAACAGTTCCGGTTGCTTTATTTGCTTCGAGCAATTCACGAGTGTTCTTTATGGTAGCCTGTTTTACAGTTGCCATATAAGTTTTCGTTTAAAGGATTAAATTAATCCGATAGAATCTCGACTGCTTTTTCTTCTGACATTCCAGTCGCTACAAGTTCATCTAAGGACTTGCGCATCTCTGGAGAGTAATCAGTTTTCGCTACGGTTCCACCTGGGAACTGCATAGCGTTGACTTTTTCTTGAACATTGGCACCTTTCAATACCCTTTCTTGGATAGACTCAGATGGCTTGAACATACTTTCTCTAGCGAGTTCCAAAACTGTCATTAAATCTTTCCCGCCTTTTCCTTGCCATTTATAATTAACGTCAACGAAGTCAAAGAATACTTCTCTAGCATCAATGTCTTCTAACTCCTTATGTCTTCCAACAAAAGTATCCAAGGTATTTTTGACATCTGTAGCTAATCGTTCCTGTTGAACTATAGCTTGGATGTCTTCTTTCGTCGCTCCACCTAGTTCTTTGAGACGTTCCTTGTCAGCGTCCAAAGCTTTTTCGTCTTCAGTTTTATCTACCGGTGGGTCAGTTGTCTCCGCTGGTTTTTCATTCAACGGATTGACGAACCTATCAGTCCCATTGAGAGTTTTGATTTGGTTTTTAGCCGTCTCAATTTTTTCTGATATTTTGTCCTTTTGCTCAGTAGTGTTAGCAAGCTTTCGTTTCTTGACTAAGTCTAAAAGCTCAACACGCTTTTCGAATGACTCGTCAGACTCAAATTTACCCTTGTTAGGAATACGAAATTCGTATCCTTCCGGCTTTTCTTCTTCCGCTACTGCTTCTGGGACTGGAGGGGTGCTGGGGTCCTCCACCTTTGGAACTTCGGGAGTCTCTTCTGGAGCCTCCGCTGGTGTTTCCTCCGGTTTGGCCTCTTCCTTCTTCTCAGGAACAAGCTCATTTCCAGCTTTGACAGATTCTATTGAGTCCTCTAAAACTTTATCAAGTTCAGATTCGTCTTCCACCTCGGGTACTACCTCTGGTACTACCGCGGGCGTTTCCTCTGTTTCTATCTTTTTCTCATTATTAATATCCATATATTTATCCGCTCGTATCGTGAACGGTACCGATGGTTATAATTTAATTATACAATATTTTGGACTATTGTGCAAATTATCTATCGCTGTAGTTTACAAATTTGTTAATCCTCTCTAGCTTTTGTCTCATGCTATCAAGATTAACTGAACCTTCAGTCAAAAATGAAATAGCATGCTTCTGAAAGTCCCCATCCAGTGAATCATTAAAGTCTCCAATAGACGTTGCGTACTTAATAGGGATAATTACGATGTAGACTTCCTTGTCCAACTGTTTGTAGAACAAAATATTATCCGCTGGTTTGAAGACCTTATGAAATACATCTATTAAGTCTTCTCTGTCCACTGATTTTCCACAAGTCCCAACAAAACCCGGTGGGGTTATATCTTTGTAGAAGTAATCAGTAGTCGGCACTTCCTTACCAAGAACATTCTTCAAAACTACCTTATTCTTAGCAATTTTGTCTTCTTCCTCTTTTTTAGCTTTAGCCTCTTTAGCTTCAGCGTCTTTTTTAGCCTTGGCCGCCTTAGCGTCAGCTTCTTTTTTTAACTCCTCTGGAGTTTTTGTTGTATTATCCATATAGTTATCCGCTCGTATCGTGAACGGTGACGATGGTTAATTAATAAATTATTTTTTATTTAAATCTACGTTCTTAAAACTTCTATAAAATTTACCGATAAATTCATCCTGCTCAGGTTTCAACTTCTTTTTAGTTTCCTCAATATATTCTTTAGTCAGTATAAAGACCGGAGTGTCCGCCTTTATCTTCGCAATTCCCCAGACTTGTTCTATGATAGCAAACTCTAACGGATATGGGTGAGTGTAATTCATGTTAATCTTCTCTCCTTTTTTCATGTCTCTATCTAAAACACACTCTAGCTGTCTGCCAACTTCCACAACGTTAATCTTCTTAGAATCAACAAAAGTGGCTTCCAGGGTGTCTTGATTAACCCCACCTATAAGCATTGAAGATAATTCCTCAGCGCTTATTTCGAATTCATCACCGGACTTTGAAATAAACTTGAGAAGTTTTTTCTTATTAGCTTCTTTAGAATATCCAATTTGTACCGTGTAATTATCCTTTTTAATTTCTCTTGCTTTCATATTATTTATCCTTAGAATTATCCTCGTGTAATTTTCCTTTCCTAATATCCTCCATTAAATCCACCATACTTCTTAGCATAGTTCCCTGAGTCTCTAGGGTTATTGCATTAACAATAGTGTCCCACTCGGTCTTACCAACTATAGGACTTTGAGACATACAATCTTTCATCAACTCAATAATAACCGGGGCGTGCTCGCTGGCCGCCAAGGTCATTTTTCTTTGTTTCATGCTTTGTTCACCTTCTGACATATATTTTAATTATTATTAACCTGGAAAAAATCCACTATTAGCCGCTGCTCTTCCAACACTTCCGTCAACCGCACTGCCCATTGGACTCTGTGGTCGAGGTACTTCATTAGGATTCTGTGGTTGCAGTGGGTCTGTTCCGTCCTGAGACATTCCTTGTCCAGGGGCTGGTGTGCCAGTTCCTCTTCCGCTTCCACCGGCTTTGTCTTGCATTGCTGTCTCTTTAGCTGCCCTCTGCATTTCTTCTTCCTGCATTTGTCTTTGAGATTCAGACGGCTGCTTTCCTATAATAGCATCGTAGTCAGCTTTAGGTATGTAGTTAAATATGTCTCCACCCTGGATATCAAGTAATTTCTCTAATGCCATCAACTGAGAAGCTGCTCCTTCTGGGTCCTTATTCCTCATAGAATAAATCAATGTAATCTGATTCGTAATAATAGGGAATAAAGCCATATAGGTTTGCTTCTGAATTTCTATTGATGGTAATAGCATTGAGTCTGGGTCAATAGTGAAATCAATATAGTCAGACATATGCCCGGCGTTCTTTATTTCATCAAATAATCCTTTCGCTGAAATTTGACGAGTTGCAACGTTCTCCATAACCTCGCCCTCTTGGTCGAAATCAAAATTAAGTCTAAGATTTGGGGAAGCGGCCGCAACCATTCCAACAGGGATTCCGTCGTCATTTAATACTTCCTGTGACTCTACGAAGTAGTCAGGGTTCTGTTTAGCAAACTCAGCTAACTGCTCATCAGAGTCAATCATAAATATTTTGTCAACAGGATAAATCTGTATCATCCAGGTGTTAGCAATGTGAGCATCGTTCTCAAGACCTATCACCATTGAATTCCTTGGTGCTGTCAATCTATTGTAAGCGGCTTCCTTCATAATAACTGTAGAACCGAGAGTGTCTTCACTTCCAGAACCGGCCACAATATTATTGATACCAGTATTAGACTCGATATTTTCCTTCTGTTTATCTCCATATAGAATACCCTGCTGAACATTGCCTGACGTTTTAACAACATCGATTTCTGTTCCAGGATTTTTAGGGTTAATAATATTTGGACCTCTCTTATATGTAGCTGAACCATTCTGAACTTGAGCACCAAAAAGCAACGGAAATATTTCCGCTTCTACTTGCTGTGCATTTAGTGAGTTTATATATGTATATAAAGCTGTGTTTCCACGCATCATTTCGTAAAGACCTACTCCATGAGGGTCATTCATATTTTTCTGGAAGCAACGAGTTACAACAACTGACCCGTGAGACCCGTCATTTGGGAGCTCACCGTCGTAGATTTTCATTTTACCGCAGACCACAACATATCTATTAGTTAATACATTTTCGTAATAGCCGATAGTAACGCTAGTCTGAACCTTCTCATTGTTTTCATCCTTAGCCTCTTCAGACACTGAACAATAATCTAACTTCTTTTTATTCTTCTTAGCCTCCGGATACATAATGAAGAATTCTTCTTTTGGCATGTCCTTTTCATAATAGACTTCAGTCTGTGACCAAACATCTCCGTTATTAAATCCTGCTCCGAGCCAGGTTCTAGTACATTCTAATGGTTCTCTATAAATATCATCGAATAGAATTTTTTGAACTCCATTTCGTGGGACTTGGACTCGCCTTGGATAAACTCTCCAGGCCGCCCATCCGTATGTAAATAAATTTTGATAAGTGAGCATCAATGTATTTTCTCCATTTGCTCCGGACATGGACCAGTTACGTTTCCACAATTCATACATTGCTTTTCCGTAAACCTTATTGTCGCACGCGACTTGAGCATCCGGAAGTTTACCTGCTAGAACCTGCGTAGCAATCATAATCTTTGAAAACGCTATTGGCTCCTGAGATACTGGAACGCCAGACTTGTTCTGGTCTCTGTCAGTTAACTTCTGCGGGTAGACATTAATATCATATGACCCGTTAGCCATCTTGTTGTAAAATACCATTGAACCCCAACCACTCTTCTCGTATAATTTTTGTCCGTAAGAAACGGCAGTGTTCATCAAATTTTGTTGAATCTCAGAAGCCAGCGCATCGAACTTAACTCGATACTGACTCTTCTTCATCTCCTTTTTTTTATCAGCAATAAATTCTATAGTAGCTTTATCGCTTTTTTTGTTTTCCATATAAATAAAATATTACTATCTTTTAGTATAATCTCAATAATCTATGCCAAAATCTATTCCATTTACTAATCTTTACATCTAAGGCACACATATAAGCGTCAGCTATCATTTCAAAGATTTCTTCTTCTGTCTTTCCTTGGGTAATTCCAATATTCTTTCCATCTTTATAAATACCAGCTAAATACCAATCTCCATCTTTATATATTCTAAACTTGTATTGTCCTTCTATCATATCTTTTAAGATGATGCTACCGCTATATTACTATTATAAACTATTTAGTACAAAGACGCAAGCTTTTTGTCAAGTTTTGAATAATTTTATCACCTTTTTGTCAAAAGTGATAACATTTAATGATTTATTTGTCCAGTTTGTTCACTTTTTTTACGATATTCACCATTTATTTCACGTTTTATCCAATTACAGTTGCAACAAAGCAGTTGATAACGCTTTTTTCCTGCTAAAAAACTCTTTAATACATTCGGATAGTAGTCATTTCTGCTCAAAAGATGTCTTTCTTTTTTACCATCACCGTTAATATGGTCAATTTGAAGAGCTCTGTAATCATTAAACCCACATTCTACACATTTTCCTCCCATAGCAGTATAACAATCATCTTTTCTTTTTTTTCTTTCTAAACGAAATCTATCACTATTAGCTTTACTATACTTTTTTCGAGATATTTTATAAGAATCAGTCTTTTTATATTTATCATTTACAATTTTCCATCTACCAGATTCTTTATATTTTTTTCTATCAGCGATAATTTTTTCCTTATTTTCAGCTCTCCACTTTTTTTGATACTCTTTTTTAGATTCTTCTGTTTTAAATGGCATATTATATTATTTAATAATTATAATATAATTATATATTTTAATGAGGGATTTGTCCACCCTGTTCACCGAACATTGCTTTATGGACAGAAAAACCCTCCTCTTCGCCGGAATGTGAGTCAAAAGCACCCTGCTCTTGAAGGATTGCGTAGCCGATTGACGCTGCCATGATGACATCATCATGCTTTTTATCCATTGCCTCCGGCTTTCCCTTG